CTGTTCCAGTGTAAGAAATAATAGAGAATCCAGCTGCCTGATTAGCTTTAACTGAAGATTGGATGGAACCGATGTTGTTCAAAACAGGATCACCATCTCCGGCGTTCCAACACCACGCAACAAATGATTCACCATCATCGTTGTATCCATTGGCTCCTGTTCCCATTGTCCATCCACCTTCATCAAAGCTTATCAATGCACCAGAATCTGCAGCTTGAATGTTAGTCGAATCTGAAGAAATATGATTTCCTGCGCCACGAATAGAATCCATAATTTTATGTTCGTCAGTTTGATCTCTATTTTTGATCCAAACTAGATCAGGGCGAAAATTTAGTCCTGTAATTTTTCTATTGCTTGTTGCATTACCTACATAGGTTATGGTCTTGAAATGATCAGCGGGATTATTGATAGTGGGTGCAACTATATTTGCAGCATTAAGTTCGAAAAATCCGGCAGGAGCAGAGTAAGTCCATGTCGATTTTTCAAAATGAAGAGTATGGGTTGTCGTGGCGGCAGCACCTAAGCCGACAGCTGGCAGAACGACGTCTGTCGTTATATCCGAAGAATAATCATACCCGCCGATGTTCGTTGCTGGATTGTCGGTTGAATGCCACGCTCCGTTTTTTCCAAACCAGATCTTTTTCAGCAAGTTGTTTACTGCTACCATAATCACATCGGAAGTTGTGTAAGAGGCCATAGAGTCACTTGTGGCTCCACTTGCATAAATAGCACCCGCTTTATCAATAGCTACACCTTGATCAGTTGCCTGCCACAGTGACACCCCAAGCTGTCCGTTCCTGCTTATCCCAATAAAACTATTTCCTACTGTGTCAACTGAAACTTCCCAATAACAGGTTGATAAATCACCACTGCTTGGGATTCCTTGTGTAGCGACTACATAGTCGTTTAGGGTCCCACTGGAAGTGGTTAATCCACCATCAGAAATAGTAACGCCGTTATTGAAGATAGACGACATCGTGGTTTTATTAATTGTTGGGGTGTCGACCATCTGATCGGTTGATGCTAAACCAGAAGGTGTGAAAGTATTGGTATTTCCAGAAGTATCAGTACCTAATGCAGCACTATTCTTGAATTCCATCCGGAATCCATTTGTTCCAAAAGTCAATGCGATTGTATTAATCGGTCTCCATAGACCAGATAGATTAAATTCACCGAAACTTTCAGGACCCAGAGCCAAGCCATCGATCAAGTTGAATTCAGTAAGGTAACCATCATAATACAAAGTTCCAGTGTTTTGAACGCCGATATATTCTGTGATGGTTGAGATACCAGGAATACTTTCTCCTTCAGTGAAATTTATCGTCTCGGTATCAAATATTGTTTCTCTTTCACCATTTACGAAAAGCTTCACTCTTTCGGTCGAAGTAAGTTCATTGGTATCGATCACATAGCAGACATGAATCCATGCCGAAGGATCTCGAAAAACTCTACTTGTGATAAGCGACGATTTTATCGAGCTACTTGAACTTATTTTGATTGACAACTTATTGTTTGTATCAAATTCGTCGAGATGACCAGTGACTGCACCTGTGTTTGTACAATAGAAAACCTGTCTTGCGATTCCTGTTCTTTTCGTCCAGAAAGAAATCGTCCTCTTGGTATCATCTGTTGAGGTACCGGTTGTTCGACTAAGACTAGCGGAGTCATCATTATTGAACCTGCAGGAATTGGTGAGTAGAAAATCAAACCCATCATTTGGTATGTCAGTTCCGCCGGTTGTTGCTACTGGAATATGTCCTATTTTTAGATTACCAAACATTCTTACCTCTGATCAATGTAATATTGGACAGTAGTTTGACCACTGAACGTTATAAATTCAATAATATTTACTGAATTAGGAGTATTAAAATATGAACCAGAACCTAATAGGTTCCATTCATTGTCAAATCCTAATGTGTAGCTTCCGGTTGCATCCACGATGACATAGAGAAAATAGAAACCATTGTCTAAAACAGTCGGATTGCCAATGGTCATATTTCCAGTCTGAGTAACTGTGAAAATATTTCCTTGGGATAAATCAGGTGTGATATTAGCTGCGAAAGGAATAGCAACAGCAGAGCCAAAGAACGCTTTGTTAAGATTTGGATTTATCATATTTGGATTGATAAGAGAAGTAGCCATGTAATTTCCTATGCTAGAGATTGAAACCAGATATCATATCTTGTTCCATTTGAAATGAGAGTCATCAAAGTAGAAACATCGAGCGTTTCATCTAGTGTTGAATTTCCAACGATGTTGTAATTCGAGTCTAACGAAATCGACCATCCACCAGTTCCATCTTGTGTAATGAGAATATACCAGATTCCCACGCCCGGATTAGTTGACGGAAGATTCAAGGTTTTATCTTCATCTAGACTCCACGTAAAGAAATTAGCAAGACTAAGATCAGGCGTGATTGCTGTTGAAGAACTAAAGGCCACATTTTCTGAGCGAATCCCGACTAGCGTGAAATCTCCGTCGATTAAACTGTTGTCTATTTTTGTTAATGCCATATTCTTATTTACCTTGCTCTTGTGGTTTTAAATGGATCTTGAGCGAATGCCGCATAAACGTAAAGATTTGCGGCCGCGTTCCAAGCATTGTTATTGTCGTTAATCTTTATGCCATTTGCCAAGAAATCATATGGATCAAGCCCGCTTTCAAATTCTGCAGCGTTAGTGTTAATAGTTATTTCTCTATCTACTGGATTGAAACTATTTCTCTTGGCATCATGTAAATACCAGCTTGCAGATGTTCCAGCTCGTTTGACTAAAAGCCAAGCAGGTCTAAACCCAAGATAGACGAACGGACCATCCGCAGCACCGTTTCCAGTATAGCTTCCAATCTTACTGAAGCCTGTGATCGATCTCCAAAGATAGGCGATATAATCGTTAGAAGAAGCATTAACGTCGGTATCGTTACCTAGTGTGAATTGAGTAGTAGATGGTGTCGCATCGTTCCAATAAGCAGTACCACCAGAGTTGGTGAAAGCGTTAGTGCTGTTTAACCAACCAAAATATTGCTCTGGATTTGTTCCGCCATTAACGCCGTGATGATAGACTGCCCAGTCGGTTGTGCCGGTTCCCCTATTCTTTATCATCATCAATTCCGGAACTGCACCAAGATCATGATTGACCAATAGACCCGAGGTTCCTGTTCCGGTGTACGCCTTGATATCAAATCCTGAAGAAGCCGATTTCTTCCATGACCAGGCGACATAATCAATACCATCTAGATTCACATCGGTCGACGTACTGTTACCTAGTGTAAAACCTTGATAGTCAAAAGACAAAAGACTGTTTGCTTCTGCTGCTTCTGCATTTTGATCGTTAGATGAAAGATGAGATGTAGCACCGCGAACAGAATCAAATAATTTATGATCGGTTGTCGTGGTGTCTCTGTTCTTAATCCAAACCAAATCAGGTTTGAAGTCCTGTCTCCAAAGCCTTCTGTTTGCGGTTGCGTTCCCGGTATAGAGGACAGTTTCAAAATAATCACTTGGTTTCGTAATAGCTGGTTCGCTGAAGTCAGTGGTTCTTAAGCCAAAAAATCCATTGAACAGCGCGTCACCATCAAAATCATCTTGTCCGAAGTCAGTTGTGACACCACCAGAATCTGCACTATAGACGATATAATAGGTCTCTGTGATGTCTAAACCAGAATGAGCGGCGTTCGTTATAGTACCATTTTCCACCTCAGATTGGGAGGCACCATTTTGGAGCGTACCGTTCTTGCTATACCAAATAACTCCGTTGTCGAGGTCTAGGTACATATCAATCTCATCAGTGTCGGCATTCCAGGAGTTACCATAAGCAGAACCTATTGCACCATCATTCGCTTGACCATTGGATGAACGATAAGTGAAACAACCGGTGATTCCATCAAGATCACTGGACCACGACAAAGCTGATTCCTGAATGGCACCAAAATAAGCATCACCAGATCGAACACCGTTGTTCATGAGGCGGATTTTCCATTTTCCACCCTTGACTGCAATTGATGCCCAACAGTTATGAACCACCGTACCAGAATGGGTGATGGTCAGGTTGCCGTTGCTGAACGAAGCGTTTTGTGTAGTGTGACCAGTTGTACTTAACCAGGTAGCATGGTTGTCAGTTGGCGATTCTAGCAACTGATCAGTGATCGACAATCCCGAAGCCGTGTAATCATTCCCTCTACCTGATCCGTCGGTCCCAAGAGCGTTGGCCGTGCTGTTGTCGGTAAAATCGAAGAAGAAACCATTCTGTCCATAAGAGGCCCGATGATAGAATTGAACTTCAGCTATGTAATTAGTAGCTGTCGCTGCGGGAACAACGGTCACCCAATGGAACAAATAAGGAGTAGTCGTATTAATGTCAACAAAATCGTAAGTCTGAGATGATGTAGTGTCAGCGAAACTTCCTGAATCATGTAATAACGTTCCATCCGTTGAATTGGATGGTGTAGTGTTTGAACCATAAAGCTGGATCGTGACATTTGCGTTGGTACTAAAGCCAAGATCATTTGATGGGAAAACAATGTAGCTGGTGACGGTTTTCCCATTTCCTGCTCCATAGCTTTTTCCAACAAAAGAAGAGGCAACGGCCGTTTCAGAAGCAGAAGCCGTTGCTGCCTGTGAAGCGGTATCATCGAAAGCTGCCGCTAGTCCACCATCACCAATCATTCCACCGATATTGGTGCCTGCTGTTCTATCGAAAAGCAGTTCATTGGTGTCCCAGGTTGTAGGATCGATTCGTTTAGGAATCCATACATCGCTGCTATTAAACAAACCGAAGTTTTCCGGACTTAGAGCTAAACCATCTACCAGGTTCACGGTACTAAGATAACCGTCTAAATACTCAGCTGGTGTTTCGCTTGAACCCAAATGATGGACGCCAGTATTATTGAATGCGGTGTCTACATTAATGGTCGGTGCTGTCGACACTGAGAAATTGCTAATTCGATCTCCATTTACGAAAATTTTGATTCTATCAGCCGCTAGAACAAGATCAGTGTCGACTGCAACCTGAATATGATACCATGCAGTCTGATCTCTGAATAAGCTGGTAGTGGTGTACGCACCCGAACCCGCAGTGGTTACAGACAGAGCATCTGCTGCCGTGAATTGAATTTCTTCACCAGCTCCTGCATTGAAAATCTGCTGAATAGAACCTAAATTTCCACGCTTAATCCAAGTAGAAAAGGTGAAGGCCCTTCTATTTCCACCAGTGGCCGGTGTTCGGGATAAGAAGGCCGAGTCATTATCATTGAACCTACAAGAATAGACGATGTCGAGTGGAACAAGCGCGGTTCCGGTTTGTTCATAGAACCAAGTGTCGAGGTCAGTTCCTGATCCATCCGAAACTACCGTAATAATCGTTTCGGCATCGGGACTATCTTCTAAAGTTCCAGCAATGATATGGTAACCTGCAGCCAATGAGATGCCGTGTGAACCTACCGAGTCTTGTGTCACAAAAATATGCCAAACACCGGCTCCAGGAACAGCCGATGGAAAGTTAAGTGTAGCGTCTTGTGAAATAGTCCAAGTGAAGAAATTATTAACACTGAAATCAGGTGTTACCGACGCACTGTCTGTTAAGACCGTAGGCGTGCTATAGAAGCCACCTTCTAGTGGCAATTGGATCTTATCTGCTGGGATGGTTGTTAACGACATTCTTGTTCTCCAATAATTCTACACTCGTATTTATTAGAGTTTCTTTTTATTTTGCTTGACACTAGCGTCAGCTGAAGTCACGCTAATTTTATGATATTTTGATAAAGAATAAAGATTATGCCGTTGCGTAACCGATCAAATAGACTTTCAATCCCGCGCCAGCAGTTCCACTCCCGATCTGATCAACGTCGATTGAAATTTCTGCATCATCTGCTATGCTTGCGTCTGAAATCACTGCTGGTGACGCTGCTGTCGTGCTTGTCGTTTCGCCAACATCGATCGAAAGCTTTGTTGAAAGGACAGTGGTTCCTGTCTCGTTTATGTCAACAATCAATGTAGCGCCAGTTGGTGCAGTATTGACAGAAGCTCTAACCTCTGTTAAAGTAAAAGCATAAGGCATCCTGAAGGTAAAGACGTCAGTTGTAGCAGTTAACGCAGTAGTCTCATCTGAAACCACTAAGGTATGAATTTCATTGAGTCTATTATCTGTTACTCGTACATAGGTTGAAAGGTCGATATCATCTGAACCTGGAGAACCTAACCAAACGACATAAATGTCAACTCCGTTCGCCGGTGCAACGGAAAATTCTAGTGTGGTTGCAAAAGGGCTGGTTTCGATAGTATATGCTGTGGTTGGTTCCTGTGGAACTCCACCGGCAACCACAAGAATACCATTTACAGAAGTGACTGGATCAACTAAATCAAAGCTAGTAGTCGAACCGTCACCAGTGAAATCAGTTTTTTTGAATAATTGTAAAACCGGAATATTTCCAACGTAGCTCATTCTAAGCTCCTTATGTGATTTCTAGAACAGCACAGACAACGTCAACGTCATCAGTTGACGTGGTCTTAACACGCAGACGATCGGTCGTTTCGAGATTGACTGGCTTATCTAGAATTAGTGTTGAGCCGGCTGGCACTGGAATCCCAAAACCAATAAAATAGCTGTTCGATCCATCAAAGACCGTGATATCAACATCTACTGAAGACGCACCATCTGTATTTGAAATATAAATGGCGTGAACCACACACGTAGACGCCGCCGCCCTTGATCTAGTAAAAGCGGTTCCACCAGCTTCCGGAACAATTACAGTATCGGTCGCCGCTGTCACATCTCCACGAAAATTTTTAAATGTATTGGCCATAGTTTTCTCCTAAATGACTCCTTTGTCTTATTTAGTCTTATCAACCGAATGCAATAGCATAGGCTAGTCCAGCATCCGGATCTGAACCACCTATCTGTGACCAAGATGCTCCATTATGCACGTAAAGAAAATCATTCGTGTCATCATACACTAATGGTGATCTTCCAGTGAAAGCCGTTGGAGAACCAGATGGAAGACCTGCGGTGGTATTCGGAATATAAATGAATCCGTCAGTAGCTGCATCCGCCAATTGGCTATTACCAATGACAACATTTTGATTATTGTCTATTGTTAGACCAATTGCTCCGTCAGTGGTTAAAATAATGGTACCGTCGGTTCCAGTATCACTTAACACGATAGTCGTATCACCAACTGTTAGACTCGATGCTGATCCAACTTCACCTAGGACAAAAGCTGTAGTCGCCACTTGAGTGGTATTGGTTCCACCTGCTGCAGTTGGAGCTGATGGTGTTCCTGTCAACGCCGGACTCGCTAGAGTAGCATAAATCGTATTGATGTTCGTTCCGTTGTCAAAAAAATCAGCAGCGTCTAATGTGCCAGTAGTCGTTAAGTTACCATTTTGAAAATCCCAATCTCCTACATTATCAATCACACCAGAAACTGCACCGTCGTTTGTAAAGGTGATCGTACCGTCGGAACCAGTATCAGTTATGACCAAACTGGTGTCATCTATGCTTAATGATCCACCCGACGCAATGGCAACTTCAGATCCAAGGATTCCTATTTTCCAAGTGTCGTCTGCTTCATCAAAAATCAGGCTAGCATCGGTGGACGAACCGCGATCAACTCGAAGCCCAGCAGAACCAAGTGTAACTCCTGCACCGACTTCACCGGAGTTAATGAGAATGACGTTGTCTGCAACGTTCAAGTCAACGGTGTCGACATTGGTTACTGTTCCAGTAAAGGTCCAATCACCAGTGATGGTTTCATCGTTTGATTTTCCAGGAACCTGAGAACCGTTGATGTAAAGATCCGCCGCATTAAGACTATCTACACCCTGAGTCCCTCCAGTTGCAGCTCCAACTAAAATCCCAGCATCAGCGATGATCAATTGGGCTGTTCCGTTCGTTGCGTTGTCATCAATTGCCTGAGAGCGAAGGTTATTGATCAAAGTCCCATCATAGTTCGCCATGTCTTCTCTAAGAAGAGTAAACCCGCCATTAGTAGCACCATTGTGGACGATTGCGGTTTCTTTGTCAGTGTTGATGGTAATCTCACCTTCAAGCCCGGCAAACGTCAAATGTTGAACTGAAGTTCCTCTTCTACGCTTAATAGCAGTTGACATTAAATGCTCCTCTAGAACTAATTTCACTTATTTATTGATGAAGAGGATTTTTATTATGACAAGAACATGATCGTCTGTTGTCCTGAGGACTTCTGGCGAAAAGGAAATGTAGACATAGTCTGTGAAAGATATGGTGTTGATCAAGTAGACACCCTAGATGAACTAATTGAATTTGCAAAAGAATACATTGGACGAACCTAATCCTCTTAGTTTCTTTGTGACTAAATAAACTAAAGTTTCAGATTAGGAGTTCAAGATGTCAATTAGAGAATCGATGCGAAAAGAGATAGATATCACCGATAAAGCAACAGATTTATTTCAAAAATTTCTTGCAGAACAATATGAACTTGAAATCGATTATGAACCAGTAGATGATGAAGAAGCTAGAGAATATTCTAACGATCCCGATGGCCTTCTTGATTATGCACAGACCACATATCCAAATGATGCGTGGCAGGTTGTGAATTCAAAGACTGGTGAAATCATTGGGGATTGGGAAGGTGAAGGTGCTCTCCTGGACCCTTCTCGCGGAGAAGAAACCCATTCTGATCTTCCAGTCGAAGATCCATATGACGAAGACGAATATGAAGATGAATATGAAGATGAATATGAATATGGCGGTATCACAGACGAAGAAGCTGAACAAAAAGCCAATCAGTTAATTGATGAAATCAGTCAGACGTTCCCTGACGGTGATCCTAGTGATGCGATGATGAAAATTTTTAATATTGGAAGGTTTTTTGATATTGACCCGGGCGACATAGATAAAGTCCGTGAGAAGATTAAAGAAATTACTGGCGCAGAAGATGAGAACGAATATTACAATATTCTTTTAAAAGATATGCAAGCCGTTGATCCAGAGATGTTCGGATCTAACCAACCTCTTGAAGAAGACCTCAAGAAGACCATCAAAGAATCCATTGATTCTGTCGAAGAAGAATATCAAAAATGGAAAAAGAAATGAGAATTTTCTTCCTGACGCCTTTTCTCATTTTGGTAGGATGTTTCGCCGGAAATCAATACGATAACAATGAGCTTCGTTATCTCTCTGAAGTCAGAGTACTATCTGAAACATTAGTTTGTAATAACCAAGAAAAAGCCAAGGAACAATCTCGTGAGCTTTATTTTTCTTCGAGAGAATTTGAGCTTTATTCTGAGTTTAGTTCTGGCACTGAAACGCTAGAATTAGCAATAGAGCTAACGGGTCTTACAAAAGAGTTTTATCAGAGGACCCTTTCTGAAGAAGGATTTTCTCTGGTTTATTGTAAACTGAAGATGAAAAATATTAACCAGGCAGCAACTGTGATAGCCAGAACAGTAGGACAGAAGATAAGATGATTGAAGAATATCAGAACAAAGTATCGGAATTGTTGAATTTGGGGACTGATCAATTTATCTTTGAGAAGATGAAAGAGCTTCAAACCTATCAATCATCTCTAACTAACGGTGAAATTTCTCGAGAAGAATTTAATGAACTTGTTGATGATGCAACCGATCTTGAGAAGATTAATGAGATAGCCGGTAGAATAGTTGATAAGATCGCCTTTCAGAAGACTATCATTCAAATTCGTCAAATCGTCGGTCTTTTGTCTAGTTTAATTTGAATTGTTTAAGACGCACGCAGCAATGTTAATTTCACAGCACGAAAAAAGTTTAAAAAACTCAAATGAGTTGTTGACAAGACCCTAGAACTGTTATATAGTAAGGTTAACATAAAGGGAAACAAGACGAAGACGTTGACCTTGAGAAGACGAAAAAAGTTTAAAAAAACCTAAAAAAGGTGTTGACAAATGGTTTAAGTTACTATATACTTAAAAAGTAATGAGGACGGAGACCTTGGTCCAGTGACCTCAATAAAAACCACAAAGCAGCAAGGGGACCGTGGAGGACTCGTTGGCAGGTAAGGCTGCGGAGACAATACGGCGGAAGAGTTAAAGATTCTGCGAATCAATTGTTTGGTTGATTTACAAAATTTTTAACAAGCGCAGGGTGAAGAGCCCATAAGACGCATGAATTCGGTAGCTCAGCGGTAGAGCAACTCCTGCTAAGATGAGTAAATGGCCCGAAAAATTCGCAGGTTGGAGAAAAGTTTGCTAGTTGAATGAAGTATCCATAAAAAAGGCCGTGGGTTCAAATCCCACCTGAAAAACGAACTTAGAAGACAAAGGCTCGAGAAAATTCTTTGGAGATCACCTCAATCGGACCCGGTTGGGAGAAGGCCAAAGGAACCGAGTAGCAGGTTTTAGAATCTCCGACATAGGGGCGGAGACGGGTGCTACGGAACATGGAAGACTTGTACGATGAACGACTAAGGTCGTTTGGCATGAGACAAGTCGCGTCGTCGGCGGAGTGAGGGGCCGGACTTCGAAGTTTGAAAAAGAATTTGGGCCTAGGTGGCTAGGTAACTGGTTCAATTCCAGAAGTAAAAATGGGCGACGGCATTTCGGTTCGACTCCGACCCAATACACAAAATGCAGTGGCACCGTGGCAGCCCGGAAGGGAATAACACGGGTTATGTGGAGAGCGCTCAAAGCATAATCAAACGGTGCAGAATTTTAGAATTGGTTGCTCCTACATTACCTTAGTTGATGACCTCAAAGGTCGTAGGATAAAATTGAAACTGTCGTGAGGCAGTGGAAGCGGCCGACGGAGTGCTAACCCGGTAAGGGCTCATCACCTATTAGCAGAATTTCAAAGATAAGCCGGGCTGTTAGATTGATCATCTGATAAGTGGCTGTAGAGGAGGAAGGGAACGCCTACCTTAAGGGAATAACTGAAAAGGGCCCTAAAATGGCGAACAACAGCTGACCTTGAATATGAAATATTCAAGGGGAGTGCAATCAGGTGGCGGAAACTACCGTGGATTGCAAAGATTAAACGGCCCTGAAATAGCTGACCTTGAATGGCTGAGAGAGGGTAACGCGGTACGGGATGACATGGATCTTGATCCTGTACTACACGAGGTTTGGTCTCGCATAGTTGCGTCCAAGGGGAGTCATGACCCGGAGGAGAAGGATAAAATAGTGAGAAAGGTGATCAATACGCTCACTAGGGTGCAATAACCCCCCGCCAGATACCAATTATTTAGACTTCCAGTTGAGCTACAGCAATGATGCTCCTGGCCTTTTATTTCGTCGGACCCTGGATAGCTACAGGGCCACGGTTGGATATTGACTTTGTCAATAAAGATGGTTCGAATCCATTTGGTGGTAAGCGCACCCCCGGCGAAACATTATTTCGATGACTACCTCGATCTTGCAAGGCCCGAAAGGGTTTGAGGTGCTTGGCGCGGTCTTAGGGACTAATGGTTCGAATCCATAAGTTCATCGAAAAGAAATTAGAAGAAGAGCTGGGACTGGAAATGTCAAATAAAGCCTATTAGTAAGGATAGTGCCGGGCATTGAAAGCAGACAGACCCTTGGTGACCTAGATGTATGGGCCACCTTACGCGGAGAGCAGCATGGCGATCCAAGGGAAGATACCAGCAGGTCACCTACTGAAAAAATCTTCTTCTAATACTAATTCGCCTGAGAGGCGAGTGGCCCATCAGTGGAGGTTTTGCAGTTGTCCTGAAAGCTGGGGGTTAAAAAAAGAAAACGCAGGTTAGTGGAGGGCTTTATAGTTCGTTGGACCAAAGCTAATCTTAGGAGGAGGCGAACGGATAGGTTGAATAGGGCGTGGTCCTGGGGGTGGTTCCCCAAAACCAAGGGTCGATCCTGACAGCCGATTACTTAGTGGAGATGATGGCTCGAATCCATCTCGAGATGATCTCGGTAGCATAAGTGGAATGCGCCTAATGTTGGTATTGAGTAATTGTAGCATGGATAGGCATGCAGTTGGACTACATCTGGCCAACTTCGGGTGCAATTCTCGACAAAGAAATCTATCAAATAGACTAGTCGTCTAATTGGCATCGTTACCTATGTGACGTTCCTATGGCAAGACACTCGTTTGAGATGAGAAATACAGGCTTCGATTCCTGTCTAGTCTACTAAATTAGTTTCAAAAAGCGGATTCTTCCTCAGTGTGCTCCGGTTTAACCGCTTCCGGAAATATCCCGTGCGGATCGTGGAAACATTGTCTGCCTTGTGATTGACGTAATCGAAGAGTCGATTAAATTTCCAGCTAAAGCCTTACGTAGGGTTTTCGAAAAACCAGATTAAAGAAGACTAAAGAAGACTAAAGAACGTTTCTAGCTTCGTAAAAGCTAGTGGTGGAGGTTCCATTTGGTTCCCAAAAAAGAGCTACCTTCTGGTAGCTCTTTTTTTGTCTTGATTTTGACACGAAAAAGAACAATAAATAAACAGTAACTAAACAACGGAGACCCAAATGTTATCACAGAAATACACGCTGAACGACGTGATCGTTATCAAACTCGTTTCAGGTGAAGAAATTATTGGACGATTTCAATCAGAATCGAGTCTATCAATTACCATATCAAAAGCATTTTCAATCAGTGCTCAAAATACTCCTCAAGGATTAGCACTGGGATTGACACCTGCTTTGATGGTTTCAGAACCGACACAAAATATTGATATCGAGAAAAATGCGATCGCTATCAGATCGAAGCCGCCATTTAACCATCCAATCGTCCAGGAATTTCAACAGCAGACATCCGGCATCGTTCTAGGAACGGGGAAAAGCTTATGATTGTTTATAGCTTTTTACAACTTCAAGACCTTTACGAATCTAAGGCACGAGCAAACCTAGTCGAAGCTACTCAAGCAATGGAACCTAGACCAATATATGCAGACGTGAAGCACGTCCCCGCTATGATCGAAGAATGTGAAAGACAAGGGTCAGATCTCGATTCTGCTAAGGAAATTGTGCGAGGATATTTTGCAATGAATGAAAAGGAAAGAGATTTAGCTTATCCTGGAGATTTCTAACGCTTGATCTGATTCAGACATCTTTGTCTTAATTCTAGATTTGGAATTCTATTACATGCTCTAATTTGTTGCTGAACAGTGGCAGAAACTTGCATAACAGTTGCTACTTGCTCCTGAATAGTGGCTCTTTTTTCTATGGAAATCAAATCAATATGGTTAGTTCCCGTTGACGCTCCCGCTAAGAAAATACCTAACGCCATTGTCAAAAAACCAGCAAATAATCGAGTCATCTGTAAAACTCCTTCTCTTGTTCTTCTAAGCTTAACCATTCTGGATCGTAGATTCTAATCCGATTTTGGATGCGATCAAGCTCTAAGATTTTGTTTTGATATTGCCTTCGAAGCTCTTCAAGAACCGCTAGTGTTTCGGGACCATTATCATCAAATTTAACTATTTCATCGATGGTGAATTGCAAGGAGATGATATCGTCTCTGATAGCTGGTTCAATAAAAAGCAAGACGTCCAACGCGACGTCGACGGTGTCTTCGGCGGTCGCGTACGTAGAAAGCCGCGCATTGATGTTGTAGATAGTGTCTCCCCCAACTGATCATGCTGTTGATCTGAGAACCAAAGAAAGGAAGAAGAATTAATGCACCAGCTAGCAGCTTCACGTCATTCAGAAATGAAAAAAAGCGTATGTGCCATTTTTTTGCGGGTTCTTTAAATTCTACGCTGGTTTCTTTTTCTATCATTTTGTCTCCTCGTTTATTTATTGATTTTTGTGCAAATTTTCGTTATATTAAAATAGTAAGGAGAATAAAATGTTCAATCGCTCAATGACTATATTAAATGGAACAGATGGACATTCCGACGTCGGCGCTAGAATTCATGCGAGAACCTCCTGTCCAATTTGATGAATTGCATGGTTTAAACTTTGATAGCCTTGAATCTCGTCTTCGACCGTTGTTAGAGCAGCGAATGAATTTTTAATTTGACTTTTCGCATAAAGAGTGTATAAATAAACTTAATACTGTTTGATACTAAACAGAATAGACGCACTGGACCGGGGGGCGGTACCCCGCGATTCCACCAACAGCCAGACAGGAGACTGACTCCTTTAAGGTAATGCTTAGAAACACTGAATGATGGCAATACGGGATCGAAATAGGATCGACAGGTGTAGTAAAGGTGAAGTGTAGGTATTCCCGATCTAAGCTGGGTTAACGCGAAGAAACAATATAAATGCAAACCTAACGGCGAGCAATGATAATTTCGAAATGGAATTTAGCCTAGCGGCTTAATCCTAAGTGAATTTATTCGGGGTTTTGACGGTTTTCCTGGCAACAGAATAAACCGTCACTAACTTAAACGGAGGATGAAGAAAATGAAAAGAACCATTGAAATTCGTTCCGCAGAAGGCGGAGCTGATAGTCAATTATTCGTAGCTGATCTCGCACAAGCGTACCACAAATTAGCAATTCGTTTAGGTTGAACTTCTCGAGTCACTGAAGAGCGTCCTTCTGGCTCGGGACATTTTATGATTGCCATTGAATTTACTGGCAAAAAACTCCAAAAATTAGAACAGGAAAAAGGTGGACATCGAATCCAACGGATTCCTCCCACCGAAAAAAGAGATCGAGTTCATACCAGTACCGTCACGGTGGCGGTTATGGGACAAGATATAGAGATCGATCCGCGCTATCAAAAAAGAGATAGTCATGATTTTTATGTCGAATGGTTTAGTGGTACCGGAAAAGGTGGCCAAAAACGAAATAAATCCCAATCATGTTGTCGATTGTATCATTTACCCACAGGCTTAGTGGAGACCAGACAAGGACGAAGTCGCCAAAATAATCAACGTGATGCTAGAATAGCTTTGGAAAAATTACTTGATCAAGCTACGACTGGAGAAATCAATGATAAAACAGCAGAAAGTCGAAGAAATCAGGTAGGTTCGGGGATGAGAGGTGACAAAATCAGAACCTATCGTTTCCAAGATGATATTGTCACTGATCATAATTCTGGTAAGACCGCTACAGTCAAACAGGTAATGAAGGGAACTTTCGATCTACTCTGGAGATAATATTTGATTAACCACCTTAAAAAGTCTATAATAACTAGATGAATGAAATTCAAGAACAAGTAGCTCTTCTCCTTCCTCATAAAAGAAAGACTGGACCAACTGGATGGCAGTTATTCAATTGTCCGATATGTCATCTTAATGGAGAATCAAGCCGAGACACGAGGGGACGAGGACAGAGTGTGTTCAACAAAGGTGGATTCTTCTTTTATTGTCATAACTGTCATTTCAGTTCGGGCTGGTCACCTGGTTTCCCTATCAGCAAAGAAGTAACGATGTACCTTGAGGCATTGGGTGCAGGACACGAACAGATCCAAAAACTAAAGCTAGCTTCTCTTAAGATTGAGCAGATGGATGAAGTCGAAAAACTTCAATTCTATCCTGATCTAAAACCTCGACAACTACCAAAAGGAGCGAAGAGTTTCAATGAGTGGATCCAAATGGATGATCCACCTAAAAAATTCATTGAAGCATTGAAATATATCAATGAACGAAACGCAAAGCTTCTAGAATTAATTGATTTTCATTGGACTGATGATCATATTGGGAGAAAAGATGGACGTATCATAATTCCTTTGAAATACAAAGGTGATATTCTTGGGACAAGTATGCGATGGTTTGATGGACCACCGAATGATCATCCAAAATATATTAATGATATTCCTTCGGGTTTCATGTATAACGCTGATCTGTTAGATGAACCTTATCGTAAATACTTGGTATTAGTAGAAGGGGCGTTAGATGCCGCCGCCATTGACGGTATAGGTATCATGAAGAATAGGATCACAGAAAAGCAGCTACAATGGCTGAAGGGAACAGAAAAAAGAATAATAGTTTTAGCAGATAGGGATCAGGCTGGCGGATCGATGATTGATCAAGCTATAGAACAAGAGTGGATGGTGGCCTTTCCGCCATGGCACGAAGAAATAAAAGATGCAGAACAGGCATCAAGAAAATATGGACGAACATGGACTGTTCATAGTATAATAAATTCAGCAGTAGATGGTGAAATGATGATAAAAATTAAGAAGAGTCAATGGCTAAGATAAATTACGACAAAACAACACAAAAGTTCCTTTTGGAGACATTGCTAACTGATCCAGAATTATTTGTCAGAGCAGCTCCCATCTTAGAACCAAACTATTTTCACATTGAGTTTCAAGACACGGTCACCTATTTGCATCAATTTAGTAAAGAATATAGTACTCTTCCAACGGTTGAACAATTAAAAGCACAGACAAAACAAGAATTCAATAAAATTTCTGACTTCAATCAAAATCACAGCATCGCTGCTCTGGACATGATAGAAGAATTTTGCAAGCATAGAGCAGTCGAATTGGCTGTTCTGGAATGTGCAGAGAGAATTAACAGTGGGAACAGTGCGGGAATTGAAAAAATAGTCAAGGATGCCACCTTGATTAGTCTACAACGTGATCTAGGATTGGATTATTTTGAAGATCCTCGTGCAAGAATGGAGCGTCTCAAAGATGAACAAGGCGAATTGTCGACTGGCTGGAAATCAATAGATAAAGTCTTATTTGGTGGTTTTGGTTGGGGAGAATTGGAAATATTCGTGGCTCCTACTGGTGGTGGTAAATCAGTAGCATTGCAGAATATTTCGCGTCTTATGATCGAACGTGCATTGGGGAATGGTCTCAATGTCGTCTATATCACATTGGAATTGAAAGAAGAATTGGTTGCTAAACGTATCGATGGACAACTGACCGGTATCCCATTAAATTTGCTGAACAGAAAAATCGATGACGTTGAAGCTGCTGTCATACTGAAAGGAAAGACTAGAGGAGTAGGACGACTTCAATTAAAGTACATGCGACCACAATCCACCACATTGGATGTAGAAGCCTATTTACATGAGTATGAAATTAGAACAGGGATCTTACCAAATATTATCATAGTTGATTATCTAGATTTGTTGAGACCATCAGACAAAACTATTGGAGCTGGTGATTTCTTTATGAAAGACAAACTAGTCTCAGAAGAGCTTCGATCAATGGCTGTAGATCGAACAAAACTAGGTAAAAAGACAACTATAATCAGTGCTTCTCAGATTAATCGAGACGGCATGGATGAAATGGAGTTCAGTATTTCAGGCGTTGCTGGAGGTATTTCAAAAGCGTATACGGCAGATAATATGGTAGCGGTTTATGCTAGCATGCCGATGCGTGAACGCGGTGAGATGCAATTTCAATTCGTTAAGACCAGAAACTCAAGTGGCAATGGCCGGAAGATTTTGATGGCGTATGATATTGATACATTGAAGATCAGTGATCATCCGGATGAAGATGAAGGACAAAAACATAGGTCATCTAAATCGGTACTTGATTCCGTAAGAAGGAAGAAGGTTAATATAGACGAAGACGATAAGCCAGTGTTTGACAAATCAGATTCTGGCGAGTCAATTCAAACAGAAAGACCCGATCACAAATCAAGCATGATAGGGATGCTTGCTGATCTTAAGAATAAAACTTAGAATCTGAAAGTCACACATTCCATAATGCGAGAAATTTCTTCATAATTATCTGAGTCACTCAATCCTTCAATTTGTTGGTCATCCATTTCATCATGAACAGTGATTTCATCGTCATAAGTTCTACAATTTTCATCCTGAGAATCATTTCCTCTTTCGGCAGAGCAGCCGTATTCGTAGCAGATTTCATCAGCTCTATCAAAAGTTTCTTCATCATCTGCAAATAAACCATCATTGCCGACAACAATACGATCTCCGAGTGTTAGCATGATTTCATCATATACTTCAGCAGAATCAACTGTGAAAAAGATACGACCAGGAATTTCTTCTTCGTTGATCCTGCTGTCTAGTTCTTTCTGAATAGAATCAATTTTCTTCTTATCTTCAGCTTGTGGATCCACAGCTCCCAAATCATCTTCATTGGATTTTCTTTTGAAAGATTTTTCTTGGATTTTCTCGGCGAACATCTGAGACATCTTCTTACCAGTTTCCGAACGAAGAGTCCACATTCTAATAATCTGATTAACTGCATTTGCTGGTGATTCATAGCCCATTTCATCGTACCACATGTCAGCTGCTGCTATTGCAGCATGTTCGACTGTTTCTAGCGTCAATCCATTAGCTTCTATCTCTTGGTCAATGTAATCAACAACCGGTGTCCAATCACTTGATCCCCAATCTTCTTCTAATTCTTCTTCTCCGACCATCGGAAGAGCAACTGAAGCGACACCGCCTGCACTGTTTTCATCAAGCATACCGTCAAACCCTGCCGCAGTGAAAACATAATCAAGCAATTCAGTTGTATCAAGTGAAGCATAATCTCTAAACGAAGGCTCACGAAGAATATTTTGGATATCGCTTCCAGTTACAAAATCTGGAAAAGATTGATATATACGAGACCTAAGATGTTCCAGAAAATCAAATTCTTCGTCTTCAGCACCAATCGCCTGTGGATCTAAAGCATTGATGATTTCGTTAGAATTGTATCGGATCTCGCTCGATTCTGCTAAATCTCTGATACTTTTTAGGATGTCTCTCATGATATACTCCAGTAATTTCTTTGTTATGTTTATTTATTCCAGCATAAATATTCACAAGACCTTTACACAAAGGAGAAGGACATGGCTAAAAAAATAGGTAGCCTTTTAGAAGAACTAGATCAGATGCTACTATCTGATAATTCAAGACTAGTCGAATCTAAGGGTGACCACATCATATCTTCTGCTATTAATTTTTTACGAATGATTCATGAGTCATTTGAAAAAGATGAAGCAGCTGATCTCCAGAAAAGATTCTTCTCTGCTATTAAGAACCAAGACTATAGAAGATTTGATCGAGGACTTCAGAAAATCAAGGGAAGCCGATGAGACACGATGAAATTCTAATTGAGGGATTTTGGTCCAACATGAAGAATGCGTACCTTAAAGGATACGATAAAGAGAAATTAAAACAAGCTAAAGGTGATACTGAAGCTGAAGCAGTTATAATGGCGAATATGATAACTCGTAACGTAGAAAAATTGCAACGAGAAATCATTGAATTTGCTAAGAAAAATAATTCAAATGTTATCGATAAGAACATTATGCAAAATTTCATGAAAAGAGCTGGATGGCGAAAAGAAGCATGGGAAAAAGTTGGAGACGAAGAAACAGATATTAATGACAAAGCGACGATTGAAGCAAGAATCAGAAAAGCTATCGAAATTTCCAAAGAACTCGAAAATAGTCAAAACGCTACCCAGGAAGATAAACCAAAAGAACCTATAAAGCCAGAACAACCAAAAGAAGAACCTAAGCAATCTTCTTCAAATTCGAATGAAATAAGTGACATCGCTAGAAGAATTGCCGCTCTACCACAAAAAGACAAAAAAGATTTAGAAACACTGGTTAGTCTATTATCAAACCCAAAGGCAGAATAATGGAAGAAGAAAACATCATCTCAACACTTTGTGAGGCTCGACTGATACGTTCGAAACAAATGCTCAGCAATTATAATGCTAAAGACATTGCTGATTTGATCTTCCTCTATTTCCTTCTTTTGACAATCCTCAAAAAAGACTTTAACGCTGCACCAATTGCTGCAGCATATGCAAAAACAACGCTACAAGCTGGAAACTGGGACAATTGGCGGTTCAGTTACAATGATTTAGGAATGATGATTCATACATTGTTCGGGAAGAAAAATCAGCGTGAACAACTTAGAGACCAAGAGCAGAATAAAAATTTCTATAAAAAGATCAGCTTTAAAGAACAAGATGCCAAAAATTGGCTAAGAGACGCCGTCAGAGGATTAGACAGAGGCAATCGTGATCAACGCTTCCTCTTAAACCTCGAACGAGGTCTTCAAATCGACAACAGCAACTATCGATCGATTAGACGCTTAGTACCTAACTGGCAGAACCTGACACATGGTGAAAAATCATTGGTTGTTACTCGATTGCTTCATGCTTTCAGAATTAGAGCACGGAAATCAGAGCTGTTTCTGGTTCTTGATGCATTAGCAAAAGCAAACAACCTAGAGATCAAAAATACAGTAAATCCTGAAAAACAATCCGCTGCCAGCGACGAAAAAGCAAGTCTGATGAAAAGAGCTGCTACCAGTGCAGGACTGTCTGTTGCTGCAGTAGGTATCGGTGGTGCCCATGGAATGTGGAGAGCAAAGAAGAAATCCGATGCTCGTCGTGCAAACTATGGCAGGAGACTAGAGGAAGAAGAATTGAACGAAACCTCTACCGCAGGATCCGTATCTTCAGCCTCTATTGCTTCTGTTCCATTCAACGGAAATTCACAGGGATATGTTCGACGACAAGATCCTGTCGATTATCGACGATTGCGGAAAAATGATAAGAACAAAGACGCTGGAATGGGAGTGGCTTTTGATCCTATCATAAAAAAAGGCGAAGAAGATAAGAAAAGACGTCGAAAAGAGCAAAAAGACTAAATAATATTAAGGATCAAAAAGGTCCGAACTAATCAATAGGAGAAAATACAATGACTGACAAAATTAATGGTCAAATCGTTAACGGTGAACATCTCACTTCTGATATGGATTTCTGGACTGTTTACACAGTCGCTGCGGTTTCGGCTGGAGTAGATGTAAACTCTGCTACACCAACTGCTGCTGACAACCTAGACCGTCTCATTCAATTCATCGGTACTCGTGCACAAGCGGTCATGGTTTCTGTTGCATCAAATGCAACTGTCACTGACGCAACTGCAGCACCATATAACATGGGTTCACTGATGGATAACAATCCAACAACTATCTACACTTTGAGGTTTGCTACTGAGCATACTGGAGCATGGACCGATACTGCATCGGTAGTCAATACATTAGAAGAAGCAATTGACGGTTTGCCACTTCCAGTTGAGACGGCTTATGCAGGTACCGCACCAGCATTCAGCACCATTAACACTTCTTCCGGTACTTTAAAGAATACAGAAGTTGTTAATAGCCTAACCCTATAATATAGAGTAAGGACTTATAGATTAGTTGAGGAGGCCAAATGGCCTCCTCCTCTTCTTTATCTACGACTTCGATTTATTTTGAGTAAATAAGATTAATGCTAATACTATTTCTTATTAGAGGTTTGTTATGAAATTAAACGAAGTATTTGATATCTCAACAGATGATGATCTAGATTATTATGTGATTTATGATCATGACATTCGAGGTTCTCAGCCAATTTTTGGCCCATCTTCATTAGAGGATGCAGAAAAATTTGTAAAATGGGTAGAAGATACAAATTCTTCAATGCATGTTTTTTCAAAATATGATTTAGAAATTTCAAAAGGTATGCGAGGAGTTAGAGTAACACTTCCTAAGGACTTTGATCCTTCTGTTATTTCCCTTGATGAAGTCACTGAAACCTCGGATAAAAATTCTGGAAGTTATTTTCCATACAACATAGCAGATTGGGGTATTGGATCGTTACCAGAAAATATTGACGAAATCAAAGCAGCAATGGATCGATTCATTAATAAGACCGGATTAGACATGAAAGTTTATGTCTCAGGATCATCAGTTTCAGACGAAAAAAGCGGAATGGGATACGAAGCGTCTTACTCTAGGATAGGATTAAAGACTCGAGAACCACACGAAAAAACCCAGAAGATAATTCATGCTCTTAGAAAAATCCTTGATCACTTCAATACCGATTATATCAAAGAAGGTGAACTAGAAGAAGGTGCGAAGATGGTATGGGCTCGCTCTGGAAACAAGGTTATCAGAAAATATCGTTGTACGTCAGGAAAAAGAAATGGTCGAACTGTTTCCAGCCCATCACAGTGCAACGCCCCGATCGATATTAAGAAAAGACAGAAGATGAAACAAACCAGAGCAGCGAAGGGAGCTAGAATGGTTCGTAAAGCTCGAAAGACAAAGCGTTTCAACCCTGCTTCTAAACGGATTCAACAGATGAATAAAGGAAGATAAGAATGAGTAGAATAATGCGGAAACCAACTCCACCTCGTCGAGAAGATTTCAGATCCGAAAAAGATTTTCATATGGCTTGGAGAGTTTATTTTGACGATCTTCGTTTTTGGAAGACATCAAAGCTAGAGGAAGATCTTTTGGATCATAGCATCGAAGGGACCTTCGCCGATGTCCTTGGTATTAAAGTCGAAAAACTAAATCAACTGATGGATAAAGCAGAAATGCCTCTTGGAGATTATACGGCCCTGACTATCATTCTAGATAACGATGGAAAAGAAATAGAAATGGATTCCTTAGGAGAATTCATATTTGGGAATCCAACGTATTCTAAGCTTTTTGGGAAATATCTTAATGAATCTCTATCGAAAAAGAGAGAAATGGTTTGGTATAACGAAGAAAAAGCCGAAATAATTGATTGGACAGAAGATGGCTATGTTGAACTTAAATTTTTTGACGGTGAAGTTCAGACAGTGCCAATTTCTGATGTCATTGATCAAATTACCGAAAATAAAAATCAATTACAAAAGAAAAGATTGCCAAAAGGTATCTCTGATAAGCTTCGCACTGGTACAGGCATGGGCGTGCACGGTCCAGATAAGAAACGACAGCATAAGAAAGATCGTAAACAGAATAAGAAGATTGATGTAGAAATAGATGAGACTTTAATCGGATCTTACCATGAAGATGAAAAAGCAAAAGATCCCCCAGGGACACAGGATCAGGGGACAGGAATAGGAGGACCAGGAATGCCAGCTAAAAAAGGAAAATCAGGACAGCCAGGTTTGGTTGGTGAAAATTTCAAATTATCGAACCTTACAGAGTCACAGATCACCAGAATGAAGGTAGATCTTCCGAAATCTCAAAGAAATCTATTGGAAGCAGTCCAAGAGTTATCAATCTATTCATTAAAGAAAATCCACGCAAAGAACCGAGGATGGAAAACAGCAGGTGCCAAAGAAGATAACATGAGCAAGAGAGAGCTTCAGGAATCAATTTTCAAGCATATGCTTGAAAATGAGATGACACCGGCTGATATTCAAAAAAGAACAAAAGACCTTGAACAAGCAGCAAAAAGGCCTAGCTCCAATGTCACCCTCAATGTTGACGGGAAATCAGTCGATGCAGAACTATCTGGAATTGCAGACGATCCAAAGAATAACCAAGAAAAGGTTGCGGTTGTTAAGAACAAGCAAGGAGGAGAAACTCTGCTAGTGGATCCATCGAACGTAGCACTTGATGAAGAAGATTATGAGAATAAAAAAACTGAATTCGGCGTCTATTCCAAAGGTGGATCTATTGGTGTTAAGAACACGGAACCGGTCAAGACATTTTCCTCCAAAGAAGAAGCTCAGGAATACGCTAAAAGAATGCGGAGACTGCTTTCTTACGGAGAACGCAAATACTATGGAATGGGCTATACCGTGAAGCCTATTAAAGAAGGTGAGGTTGCTACTGCAATGAAAAAAGATTCTAAGGTGAAGAGTAGAGTAGTGAAAAAAGCTAAAGCATGGATGAAAAATACCAACAAAAATGCTGAAGAAGCAGCTAAGGAATTCGATCTTTTTGTCAGTGATCTATCAGAAAATAGTCAGAAAGACCTCCAAGAAGAGATTCGACGTCTACTAAAGCTTTCAGGAATAGCCGAAGGTTGCCGAAGCTTTTTGGGAATGTAGAGAATGTGGAATGAAAAATAAAGGTTTGAAATGCTTGTCTTGTGGAAGCGAAAATCTAGAAGAAGAAAAGGTAGACGAAGTTTCTTTGAAAAAAGTCAAGCGAGGTTTTCAAGGATGGAATAAAGACATGACAGGACTCGACGGTGGGAAGAACACCCAATGCGGATGAGAAAAAGAGTCAAATCTTCTGATAATGATCGACTATCTTGGCTCTCTAAACAAGATAATGGTTCCAAATCTCCTTCTTCAGTGCAAGGTAGGATGGCGAAACATGAATTGAAAAGAAGAAAATAATGAAATTTATGGAAATTACAGGAGGACATTTTCTTCCGGTAAATAATGAAGAACAGGAAATTATTCGGATTCTTGAAAAAGAAGAAACTGTCTGGAGATCCGAACTCGATGAGTATGGTTGTTCTTTAGCTGATAAAATGGTTAGTAAGGGGCTTTTGAATAGAATCGAGAAAGATGAGAAAATAGGATATAGACCCAATCTAGGAGACTAAGATGAGTATCGAACCTACTACGAAAGACATTAATGACATGGCAAATTTAATGGAAATACTCAATGAAAAATCTGAAGGAGATGAAGTAGATTCAAAAAAGATTGTCACTGAGAAAGTAGTAAATGAAGATCAAAAAATAGAGATTACTGAAATGACAGCACAGGAAATGAAGAGATCAACAGCAGATTTCACTGACATCTTATCTAGTCTTGGCGGTCTCCTCGAAGAAGAGCCTGAAGTAGAAGGAAAAATCCAAGAAACCTTTCATCGTGCAGCCACTTCTGCAGCAGACGAGATTCGTTCTAATCCCAAACTTAGAGAATCACTCGAAACCAGAACTACACCGACCGGATTCATCTATGGAGAATGGGAATTAATTGAGCGACAAGACAAAAAGAAAACCTACTTTACCATTCGTCACACCGGAACAGCAGAAATTTTAGCAAAGGATCTGATGCTACGAGAATCGGCATTGGTTATTGTCAAGCTACTTAATGAAGGTCTTCCAATCAATAGTTCGCAAACATTCGATGCATTAAACGTTGATATGAAATATAAATCTGCTATCTTCGATATGACAAATCTTAACAGAAAGAAAGGTCCTATTTCGGAGGACAAATATGAACAAGCTAGGGATAAAGCTTGTTTTCAAAAGAAAAGAGCTAGACTTATTCTAGAAGGTTTACGTGGAATCAAATAAATAACTAAAAGATTACTGGAGCAAAGTTATGAAACTCAACGACGTAGACGCTAATATTGAAGCTAGACTAACAAAAGTCAAAAACAGACTTAAAGAAGGTCATGGCGTCGATGTAAGAAAATATCTTGACATGGAAATAAGCAAAATTCGTTCTAGAGTACAGATGATCGAGAACAAATCAGGTTTCTCTAAGCAGCACGAAAATTCTGAGTATAAGAAATTATCTCTTATTATAGAGTATCTAACTTTACAAGAAAGAAAAGGGCAAGAAGGCGAACACAAAGGTTCCAAAGCCGAAGACAAGATTGGCAAAGCAAGCCAGAAAATTGATCGTGATAAAGACTTTAAAGACCGTAAGAGCGGTCGTTCAGGAAATGGTAAGAAATTTAAGGCTCCTAAGAAATCAAAAGATCAAATCGCACAGGATGAAAAGACTGATAGACTTAGAGCAGCAAGGCTTGCTCGTGACGGTCAGGTAAAAGAGGGAAAGAAAATGAACAAACATCGTTTCGTTAGTCTAATGGAATCAGAATTAGAGCGCTCTGAGATCGTCATGGCTTCTCGCAATATTGTCGATGAAATACAAGACATGGTTGAGAATCTAAGTAAGACAAAGGTTGAAAAATTATCTCCTCTAGTTGATCGTATTAAGGCTGAATTTGGACTAAACAAAGCAGAACAGTTCAATGATAGTGTTTCTTCTCAGCTTGATACAGCACTGGAATCACTTTCTAGTGTTAAAGATGCAATCGACACCGCATCATTAACAATTTCAGGAGACGTCTCTCCGGATTCAGTTGAAGACTTTGGAAGGGACGATGACCTTGATCTTGACGATGATGACGAACTGGATCTCGGTGGTGATGATGACGAACTGGATCTCAGTGGTGATGATGATGAACTAGACCTAAGCGGTGATGAAGGTGAAATAGAACCTCTTGACCGCAAGCTTAAAGAGTCAGAAGCCGGCAAATTTGACATTGAATACGTAGAAAATGTAATGGAATCACGTATCTCAGTTCATCTAGAAACTAAGTCCGGAAAGAAAGGTAAAAAGTTCTTCGAATCTCGCAAAGAAATGCGTAATTGGTTAAACGAAAATCAAGGCAAAATTGCAAGTATCCTTGAGGTAAAGTAATGTTGCTTTCCGAGATCAAAAAAATGAGAGAACTAATGGAATCGATCGATCTAAATGAAAGATCGACCATTTCTCCTATTGAAGAGATAACGTCAATGTTACGCGAAGTCAAATCAATGATTGAAACCTCCGAATCAGATTCTTCCATTCCTCCTGCTGAGTTAGATCAAATTTCAGAACTAGTCAACCAATTTGTGGAATGGTGGGAAAACGTATAATGCTTTTGTGTGAACTTCTTAGTCTGAAAGAATTCTTTGATCCGACAGCCGGTATCTCTGGAATGCTTGCAGATTATTTCATCTCGTTAAAGGCTTCTGAAATTGAAGAAATTTCTACTGATGCTGCTGTCAAAGAAATCCAAAAACGTTATGGTGTGGAAACCACGATGGAAGATTTAACCACGATGTTTTCGAATGGTGAATTACCAATGGTTCGAGACTTGAATAAAGAAAAAATTTATCTAGACATTAAAGATAGTGAAATCAAAAACAAAGATCTACCAGATTCTGAAGAAACAGTCCAAGACATGGCTAGAGCTGCAACTGAAATATAGGAGTTAATCATATGTCCACAATATCAAATATGAGAGAATTGATGGAATCAATTGAAATTTCTGAACATTCTCCAGACGAATGGAGTGATGAAGAAAATTATGTTATGCAATCTGCGGTCGAAACAGCGATGACCCCGCTTTTGGATTATGATCAATATGATCCAATTCCACCAAGAGAAGATTTAATAGAAATGTTTGAAGAGGTGTTCAAAGCTGGTTATAATTACGCAGAACAACGATACGGTCACCAAGAAGCTCCCGCTAATTTATCAGTTGCTGATGATCCAGAGTCAATCGGAGACTTAGGTAGAAAATAATGACAAATTTCGTATCAGCAACAACAGCCCGCGCCGCCGCAAAATTCGACGTCATCGTGTATGATGAAATTTCTACGATTGAACGGGCTATCCTTGTTGCAGCTGACGCAACCTTTTTAGAAGTGACTGTCGACGATGACACTGTGATGACCAATAGTACACCGGCTGATGTCACCTCACAATCTTATTTCGATGTTTGGCAGAAGAACGTCATTGATCGAACGAAACTAGCACAAATGATGACGATCATCAATTATTTTGAAGGTTTGGGTTATTCAATTGTCAGGGAAACGAACGGCAATGATGCTACAGTCTTACAATGGACAGTCAGTTGGTAACCCGCTGATTCACATAAGAACAAAAGAAATCAATCAAATCTGAATTTTTAAGAAAAGAAACTGAATTGGCCGAACCATTGATAGTCTGTTCAATCAAGGCCTCATCTTTGATTGGCACTGCTCTGCTACCTTTTTCTCGTCTTTCATTGTTCTGAAAAATAGCAGTGTCGACATCAGTTTTGATATGAAGAAGAACCGTTCGATAACCTTTCTTCTTAGCATTCAATAGACGTTTAATTGAAAAATTCAGATCGCGTGCTGTTCCCATTGCTACAATGGATTTCTTTTCTGACATAAGTCGTTCGAAATCTAAAGAAATAAGGTTTGATGCTCTTTCATAATCATCCTTAGATTGATGAGTTCCTCCAATCATTTCAAGGTATTCATCAATATCCAAAATTTCAAAGTTGCTATTGTGGTGGCGAATAACATAACTTTTGCCAACTGCAATTCCACCGGCGATGAGAACATACGTCGGTCTATCGAGAGAAAAGATTTCAGCTATTGTGAGAATTTTTGTCATATTGTAAAATAACATTTTAATGTGATTGAGTCAAAAATTAATTTGACAAAACAAGGCCTAATCCATACAATAAATAGATGAAATATATAACAAAATATCCTTATGCTAAACTAGAAAGAAAAACAGATTCAACAACAGGAATAAGACATTATAAGACCCCATCAGGATGGGTTGCTTCTGTTACCACTATTCTTGGACAAACCGGTGATAAAACCTGGTTAGAGAATTGGAAGAAATGGAAAGGTGAAAAGAAGGCCAATCAAATCCGAGATGAAGCCAGTGCTCTTGGGACAGTAGTCCATGACAATATGGAGAATTTCATCCTACATGATCGGCCAGTTGAAAAAGGAACAAATTTCATTTGGAAACTTGGTGGCGAGATGGCGACCATTCTTATCGAGCAAGGATTTTCTCGAGTAGAAGAAATATGGGGTATAGAAGAACCTCTTTATTTAGATGGACTTTATGCAGGTACTACTGACCTTGTCGGGTTGTTCGATGGAAAGCCAGCTATAATGGACTGGAAGAACACGATAAAGATGAAGAAGAGAAATCAATTAGGTGATTATCGTTGTCAAGCAGTGGCGTATGCGTTGGCCCATAATGAACTATATGGAACTGATATCAGAACTATCAGTATCATGATGGTAGATAGAGAATTGAATTTCGAAGCCTTTGTTTTTGAGGGGAAAGAATTCGATGAATCAGTTGATGAATGGATTGCAAGAATAGAGGAATATTATGAGAAATGCCGCACAACTCCTTCGGAAGAAGGCTGAGAAAGATCCTAAGATAGCAAATTATATAGAGCTTGTTAAACAAGGAAAGATTGATACTGAGAAAGCAAAAGAGTTAGATGAACCTGCTTGGTTAAAAAATGCCTTGGTCTTTATGATCGAGTCTAATCAAGCTTATTCACTTGAAGAATATCAAGAACTCATCAAAGACGGCATAAGATGGTATGATGACACTGATCAGACGAAATATTTAGTCTTCGAGTATAACGGAGTCGACATGTTTGTTGGGGAAAGATTCCAGTCGATTATTTATTCGGGAGATCGCATCTTAATTAAAAATAAAAAAGAATTTCATCTTCGACACGCCGAAAAAAGGTTTGGAAAGAACGATCTCGATTTTCTTTTTGCGAATTGTATTAAGGTTGCCGACATGACAATCGAAGATTATAAACTGGCCTATCGACAGAGCATAAATCAGAAGTACGGTGGTTCAGTGGAAGTTGAAACACAAGATTCAGATGATCAGGGGATGTTTAAAATAAAGCGCATGTGAAAATTTTGCAGACTTAATCTGTTGAATAAATATAGGTAGAACAGATTGTAGGAGACACCAATGGCCGTAAAAGAAATCGCGCTAGTTCAACATCGAAGAGGATTATCAACCGACTTACCTGACGCGTTGGAAGAAGCAGAGATCGGATTCGCTTCTGATAACGGTGACGTCGTAATTGGTGCGCCAAACAATCCATTGGTTGATGGACGAGATAGAGCAACTAACAACCAATACCCATACGAAAATATTCAGATTCTCACTGAACTTAGTGATAACCTAGAAATCATCAGTCACAGTTATGAAGGGAACGCTTCGATCCTTCCAATCTTCCCGACTATTATCACCGGGACAGCAATTCCTGATGCATTAGCTTCAGGCGACACGATTGATTTGAACACTAATATTATCGATCTCACCACCGGCCCTTCTCCTGGAACGGGGATTGATAATGCCATCTCAGCTATAAATGCGGCGGCCGTATCGGGAATTTTTGCAATTAATGCCGATGGAATTCTTCGTATCATTGGAACTGATGGACAGGACATCAGTGTAATTAATGTCGCCGGTACTCCTCTACAGAAACTAAAGATCGCACCAAGCGGTGAAGATGGTGTCAATTATCCTGCCAATACTCTCATCACTCGTTCTTTACAGAATGTTATTGATGATAGAGTTTCGGTGAAGGCTTATGGTGTTGCAGGTGATGGTGGACAGGATGATGCAGAATTGATCAATGCCGCGCTGATTGGAGTCTATACTGTAAGCACAACCAATGAAAACAAGAAGACCTTGTTTTTTCCTGCAGGTGATTATATCCTAGGCGACAATAGCGTCTATCTTCCACCAAATGCCAAATTGATCGGTGAGGGGATGGATAGGACAATCTTGAAAAAGTCTACTGATCTTGATGCAGAAGTTTTGAAGACCATGGACGGAAACGGGTTCTATGATGTCTTGTTAGCTTTTGGTACAAATTCTGCAACACAACCGGCGAATGTCATCATCGAGGATATGGCATTCGAAAATCTGAATGATTCTGATGTTGTGAATCTTACTGCAATGACTGACATCACATTCCGTCGTTGTAAATTCAAATGTGCCGGTACTGCTGGTGTCTTATTCCAAATTCCACTTAGTGGTGGATTCTTGACACAATCGAATGTTACGTTCGAATCGTGTGTTTTTGACACCGGATCGAAAGCAATCTTTGTTGACAGTCTAATTGATAATGTCAAAATCATCGATGGCTTGTTCATTAATATTAATGACGAGTGCATCGATTTTGCAGGTTCAAGTGGTGATGCGCCCGTCCGGTCAGAAATCAGCAGAAATTTCTTTGATGAAGTTTCTACTAATTCACAAATAGTGATCAATATCTCAGAATTTTGTGATCGGGTCTTGTTATCTGACAATAGATATAACGTTACCTCTTCAGAAGTCGAAGTCATAAACGCCAGTCGAACATCGGATTCGAACCATCGTCAAGAAACGGCAGCAATCGCGAATACCAACACTTTGATGTTCGAAGCTTTTCCACTTGGAACTTCACAGAATGCGATCTTGTCTATTGATTATGTAATTGATTCAATAAACAATCCAAGAGCTGGAACAGTAACAATTTTCTATGATGCTGCAGCTATTGCATCTGCGTCGTTGACATTAAACGATTCCAACACCGATGCAACTGCTGTCTTTACAGCAGCGATGTCTAATCCGGTTGGTTTAGCAGAGATTAGTTTGCAGAATGCATCAACTGGTGCTGACTTGACACTACGCTATTCATATCATTATAGCGTGTAATAGATGAAACTTGAATATTTTGCAGGCAAGAAGTTTCTTGCCTCTTGGAAAGATTTTCGTCAATCTCTCGATAACAGTGAAGAAACACTAGATCGAGTAATAGATTTTTGGAGTCAATGCCCTATTATAAATAGATCTATTGACCCTTATGATTGTTCTATGTGGCCTACAGCTTGGGAGTTGATTGACTCTGGGATGATCTGCCGGGATGCACTCGCATTATGCATGGCCTTTACTTTGATATATGCCGACGACGAATGGAAAGACAGGATCAAATTAGCTATGATTCATGAAGAATCTTTGCAAGGTTTGGTTTTGATAATTGACAAAAGATGGGTTTTAAATTATTCTTATGGTAATAGAAATCCACACACAGATATAGATTTTGACATAGTCGAAGAATTCTATTTCGATGGAAAAAGTTTTGCAAAATTGAGGAGAAAAGATGACGGAGATTCAAGTAACCAAAAGACAGGGAACCAAAGAACCATTAGATTTGGCAAAATTGCATAAAGTAGTCTTTTGGTCCTGTGAAAATATCACAGGAGTTTCCCCATCAGAAATTGAAATCAAATCTCATATTCAATTTTATCAAGACATAGAAACACAGGATGTTCAAGAAACGCTTATCAAAGCTGCCGCGGACCTAATCACAGACGAAACACCAAATTATCAATATGTCGCCGGAAGATTAATCTCCTACCATCTTCGGAAGCAGGTCTATGGACAGTTCGATCCGTGTACTGTTCAAGAATTAGTGAAGCAAAATATCGAATTAGGTTTTTACGATCCTTCTCTCCTTGAGGATTACAGTGATGAAGAATATGAAATTATCAATCGATACATCAAGCACTCTAGAGATGAAGACATTACTTTTGCCGGGATGGAACAGTTTCGTGGCAAATACCTGGTGCAAAACCGGGTAACAAAGGAAATTTATGAAACACCACAGATGGCTTATATTTTGATAGCAATGAGCCTGTTTAGCAATTACCCAAAAGAAGAAAGACTTCGATGGGTTAAAGATTATTACGATGCTATTTCTACCTTCCAGATTAGTCTTCCGACTCCCGTTATGGCTGGAGTACGCACTCCACAAAGACAGTTTTCTTCGTGTGTGTTAATCGAAACAGCCGATTCGCTTGATTCAATCAATGCAGCAACAAGTTCTATTGTCAAATACGTTAGTCAAAAAGCTGGAATTGGAATCGGAGCAGGAAGTATCAGAGCACTGGGAAGTCCGATTAGGTCTGGCGACGTCTATCACACAGGCGTCATTCCTTTCTTTAAAATGTTTCAATCTGCAGTGAAATCATGTTCGCAAGGTGGTGTCCGTGGTGGTGCTGCTACTCTATTTTATCCGATCTGGCATTATGAAGTAGAGGATCTTCTGGTGCTCAAGAACAACAAGGGAACAGATGATAACAGAGTCCGACATATTGATTATGGTGTGCAATTAAGTAAATTGTTTTATGAGCGGCTGATACAAAATGGTGATATCACCCTTTTTAGTCCAGCAGACGTCCCGGGATTATACGAAGCATTCTTCGAAGATCAAGAAAAGTTCAAAGAAATTTATGAGACTGCCGAAAGAAATACTCGTATTCGCAAGAAGACTATCAAGGCACTGGATCTATTCAGTGCCTTCATGGAAGAGAGAAAGAACACCGGTCGAGTTTATTTGATGAACGTCGACCATGCCAATGAACACGGCTCGTTCAAACCTGAACTGGCCCCTATTCGGATGTCTAATCTTTGTACCGAAATTACCCTACCGACTCGACCAATGGAAAACATCACTGACGGGCAACCCGAAAAGCGTATAATTAAGATTAAGAAAACCGATTTAGAAGAATGGAAGAAACAACGGAAAAAGGACAATTATTCCCCACTTGATAGCAAATAGACTAAATGTCAAAAAATGCAGGCGGTACTGTGCATCTACAGGGGAAAAAAGTTTCGTGTATATGTTGCAAGAGAGCATGGGATCTTGGAAATTATACCAAACATATAAGGAAAAACTAAAATGATTGATTATGAAATTGTAGATGAAATTGGTGATGACACTGAAGAATATGCATATATGGTAGATGAGGTTAGAACGCCAACAGATTCTAGGATAGCATTGTGCACCTTATCCGCTATTAATTGGGGCTTGGTTCGTTCACCAGATGATTTCGCGAGACCTTGTGAACTGGCAGTGCGTGGCCTCGACGCACTGCTCGACTATCAGAAATATCCTGTTCTAGCAGCAGAGCTCCACAGTATGGAATACCGGCCTTTGGGAATAGGCATAATCAACCTTGCTTATTTTCTGGCAAAGAACGACTCCACCTATTCAGAGCCTAACCTGACTTTAGTGGATGAATACGCAGAAGCATGGTCATATTATCTGATTAAAGCGAGCTCGACCCTTGCGAAAGAGAAAGGAGCCTGTATCAAAAGTGATCATACTAGATATCATGACGGAATCTTACCTATTGATACCTACAAGAAAGATGTGGATGAATTGATTAAGCATCAAGAAAGAATGGATTGGAAAACCTTGAGAAAGGATCTTAAAGAATATGGTATTCGAAATTCTACGTTGATGGCGCTTATGCCGGCCGAATGTCAATCCCTTAATAATGAAATGAAATTAGCAGATGGGACGCCAATTTCTCTTGCAGAAATTATCCAGGATTTAGGAAATATAGATATCGATCGAGTTCATGAAGAACAAATGATAGGTCAAAGATTCGCATTTACTAAACCAGTCGCACTCAGCGATAGCATCGCATATGAATGTTACTATAATGGTCCACAATCTGTGACAGAAATTGAATTTGAAGATGGGAAAGTGTATCGGTTCACTGATAATCATAAATTATTGGTTAACAGAGATAATAGAGAAGTTTGGATTGAAGTTAAAGATCTAGAAGAAAATGATGACGTTATTACTTTAGAGGAGTTAAACTATGAAAATAAGAAGAATCAGTAGACAAATTGCTGTTGAGCATACATGGGATGTATCAACAAATACTGAAACCTATGCATTATCAAATGGATGCACCAGTCATAACACTTCTGCACAGATCAGCAACAGCACGAATGGCGTAGAACCTCCTCGGGCTTTCGTTTCAATCAAACAATCGAAAGATGGTGTCTTAAAGCAAGTCGTCCCAGGTTACCCAAGATTAAAGAATAAGTATGAATTACTTTGGGATCAGAAATCACCAATAGGTTATCTAAAAATTATGGCTGTTCTTCAAAAATACATTGATCAGGCGATATCAACCAACACATCATATAATCCAATGAATTATGATGATGAGAAGATTCCAATGTCCGAGATGCTTCAGCATCTCTTAATGTGGTATAAATTTGGAGGGAAGACACTCTACTATTTTCAAACCCATGATGGACAAGGCGAAATGGGAGTAGAAGCAAGTGACACGTTGAACTCGAAAGAATTTATATCACCTACAAATGAAGAAGATGATTCCTGTGAAAGTTGTGTGATCTAAAGGAGAGAAGATGAAGACAAAAAAAACAATTATTAAGCAAGATCAAACATGACAGTATTCAATGCTAATAACATCAAAAAACACATCGAACAACCGATGTTTCTGGGTGATGATCTAGGGATACAGCGATTTGAAACTGTAAAATATCGTCAATTTGAAAAATTGACCGAAAAACAACTTGGATTTTTCTGGAGACCAGAAGAAGTCGCTATCAATAAAGACTCGAAAGATTTCAAAGAATTATCAGAATATGAACAGCATATTTTTACTTCGAATCTCAAGCGACAGATAGTATTGGATTCGGTTCAAGGAAGATCACCTAATTTGGCTTTTCTACCTATAGCGTCTCTGCCAGAGATAGAAGCATTTATTGAGGCATGGTCATTTAATGAAACAATTCATTCAAGATCTTACACCTATATCATCCGAAATATCTACTCGGATCCGTCTAAGGTTTTTGATGATCTTTTGAATATCAAAGAGATTACTACATGTGCTGAAGATATTAGTCGATATTATGATGATCTTCTAGATGGTGTCTATGCATGGAAAAGTCCAACCGGAGACATTCATCCGTACGAACTTAAAAAGAAAATCTGGCTTGCCATTAATAGTGTGAATGCGTTAGAAGGAATTCGTTTCTATATTAGTTTCGCATGTTCATGGGCTTTTGCTGAAGTCAAAAAGATGGAAGGAAACGCTAAGATAATCAAGCTGATTTGCCGCGATGAAAACGTTCATCTGGGTGCGACACAACAGATGCTCAAGCTACTTCCATCCGACGACAAGGACTTCCAGAAAATCAAGGAAGAAACAAAAGAGGAATGTCAAGAACTTTTCGAGCAAGCAGTTCAACAGGAAAAAGATTGGGCGGCTTATCTTTTCAAAGATGGATCGATGATTGGTCTGAATGAGCGTCTTTTGGTGGATTATATAGAATGGATTGCCAACAAGAGGATGCTCGCGATTGGTCTGCAAAGTCCGTATAAAGTTCCCCAAGCAAACCCTCTACCGTGGACTCAGAAATGGATTTCAGGTTCAGAGGTTCAGGTGGCTCCGCAAGAAACAGAAATTTCTAGCTATATCACCAGTGGAACTAATCAAGACGTTAACGACGATACTTTCAAAGGATTTAGTTTATAAGGGAAGGGAGATGAAGTGCAAAAATTAGAAGAATTTAAAGAATTACTCAATAAAGATCTACCAGTTGATGTTGATGTCAATATGAATGATGATGGAGAATATGAATTTTCAAAAGAAGATAATGGAAATACTTTCCAATGTCGACTGAGTACAGAATTTGCTGATTCGTCTGATATAACCAACGAATTGGTTAAGGTTATTAGACAAGAACTTCTCGCAGAACATAATCTTTCAGAAAACCAATGATCAAAGTCTATTCAAAACCAAACTGTCATTATTGTTCTAGAGCGAAGAAATTACTGGAACAAAAGGGAATTCCATTTGAGATGATTGATATTACGGAGAATCCTGATGATCGACAATTTCTAATTAACAAAGGCCATAAACAGGTTCCTCAGTTCTATTATGACAATGAAGTTTTCGTCGAGGGAGGATTCGAAGGTCTATCAAACCTTTCTAACGAAGAACTAAAAGCTAAACTAGAAGCCTCTTAAGAGGTCGTTTCCAAAAAAAATAATAATAACTTCAAAGGGATAACGATTCGTTATCCCTTTTTCTTTACCTAGGGTCATGTTTTCATTTTTGACAGCCTGTTTATTTGATGTTAATATACCGGTATAGATAGGAAATATGAACATGAATGAAGCATCGATCTTATTAAATAAGGTAAAGGAGACACGATGAAGCTGCCATCTTATCTAACTAAGTCGCGTGCAACTGATCAAAGGTTTTCAATCTTTTTCAAATGGGCTACATTAAACCTGCTTGCATTTTTTCTTTTGGTTGCTGCTTATTTCCAAGGACTGATTGGTATAGTCTATGCAGGTGACAGTTCGAATATTGTCTCGGTGATTTGTACTTTGGTTTTCTTCTCCGTTTCGATGTCTGGTTACCAGGCGATCCAAGTTGATCGAGGAAGCGTAGTCACTTTCAATAATCTAAAGTATCTTATCATGCTTAGCAATACATCAGTCATGCTTGGTTTCATCGGTACAGTGGTTGGTATTATCATCGCCTTACAAGCAGTTCAGGTTGAAGCGGTTGGTGACGTTCAAGCGGTTGGAACTTTGGTCGCTGGACTTGCCCAAGGAATGGGGATCGCGCTTTATACTACGTTGGTTGGTGGGTTAGGTTCGATGCTTATTGGATTCAATCGATTTATTCTTATCCGAGGCGTCGACAAGAAGCAAAACGATGATTGATGACGACGACGCAAGCGGAACCCTCTTAAAAGATTTCAGCCTGGCCATCGCCGCCATCTTTATCTGTCTCGTCATTCTTCTTCTTCCTTTCATCAATCCACCCAAGAAGGACGAAGCCCAAGAAATCAAAGCCGCCGGAAACATCATAATTGAAACCATCTGGGACAAAGAAACATTTCATGATGTTGACACTTGGGTACTTGGACCTGACGGTATTAAAGTTGGATATAACAATAAATCGAGTCCTATCTTCAATCTTCTGCGAGATGATACGGGAAAAAGTAATGATGTCACTGGATTGAACTACGAAAACACTTATTCTCGCGGCATTCCGGATGGATGGTACCTTGTTAATCTGCATATGTACGCTATGCACGCTGGAGAGGTACCAGTTATAGTTCGTGTGGTCTTATCAATCAAAGAAGAACCGAATTCATCAGTTCTTCAATTCTATGCGGCGGACATTAAAATTTATGAAGGAAGAGAAGAAATAACTGTTCTTCGATTTCGAGTTAAGGATAAAAAGATTATTCGAGAATCATTCTCGACAGCATACGTCCCAATTGTCAAAAGAATCGAGGAGTAATCTGATGCAACAATTCTTAATTCCTTTTTTATTCTGTATTCTATTCATTGGTAGCTTTTCTTTCTTGCTGCACTATTTCGCATCAGCGTTGTGGGTAAGAATAACCGGGTTTATCATCTTTGTAACAGTTGCTCCTCTTGCGTGGTTCTTGATTTCTAACGCAATGTCAATTCCGAAACCGATGGAAATAGCATTTATCGAACAAATCCAAGATAAAGAATACACCTTGAATGCCGTGGTGCTAGATAGTCCTAATGCTATATATGTCTGGGTTACACCAATCGAAGAAGAAAAGTCTGGACCCGAAATCCCATTGAGTTATGCTCTTCCTTGGAACGAAGATCAAGCAGAAAAATTGAGGAAAACGATGAAAGAAGCACAGAGACAATCAGTAGAGCCTCGTGTTGTCGGACTATTCAAAGGATTTGGAGAAAACGAAAGTGAAGGTAAGAACATCATCGTCCCAAACATCAAACCGAAACCAGATCGAGAAATCATTTTGGGTGGTCCATTAAAAATAGACGCCGAATAGACTAATGTCACTTTTTTCGACATTATTAAAAAATAATATTGACCCGACATAAATAAGAACGTATAAATAAACAAGTTGAAGAACATGGTCAAGCGAAAAGGCTTGGGTGGGTATCAGGACTTCACAAAGAAATTTAAACTTTTTTCAAAAAAAATGAAAAAAGTTCTTGACAAAGAAAGAAACCTATTATATACTAGGTTTAGTTAAACAAACAGGGACACGGAGTTGTGTACCAATTAAGGAGTAGAGGTTTTCGATGCTTATACGAAAACAAGAACAGCAAGTAAAAGTCACAGGGAATAATACCCTAGTGTCATTAGGCTGTGAACTCTTTGATACAGCTGAAATGTATCGCTGGGATAATATTAACCCTAGTGAAACGGAGCGACAAATGTAAGGTTGTTAAAAACCTGAAGTTTGAAGCTCCACCAGGAAACTGGATGGAGCTTTTTGTTGCTCAAGAGACTAAGTGGAATACGGAACGAGACTGTGGGACCCACTATAAAAACCCCGAATTGGCGGAACCCAGGATGGAACTCCTAATGTGGAGGGAAAAATTGGGGAGATTGGAAGACGCGGGATAAAAACCGTTGAGATCTAATCTGTGGTGCAGGATCTAAAATCGGTGGATCCAGTCATAGCGCCACAATGAAATAAACCGTAAACTATGGGTAGGTAAAGTTAGGGGTTCTAGCACACGGTCTGTAAAACCGTTCTCTTCGGGGGAGTCGTTCAATTCGACACCTGCTCACCAATAGGAAGAAGACAACTTATCTAACGATTTATGTATGTGATGCCGACGCAGTGAGGCAATGGATTGCAAATCCAAAGTACCGGATGCAAGCGCCGGCACATACTCCAATATCAATTTAATCCAATAGACATTCAAGGAGGCTAAAATGGAACGAGAACCGAGAGAAATCGAAGCAGACGAAATTATCCTCCGGATGACTAATTGGCGGGTCGCTGGACTTTCAATCCAGTTTCGGTAAAACGATAAGCGGGTTCGACTCCCGTCCGGAGGACCAATATCAAATATGTTCCCTTTGTCTAGGGGCTAGGACGTCGCCCTCTCACGGCGGAAGCAGGGGTTCGAATCCCCTAGGGAACACAAATGGGATGCTTACAGCAACATTTTATTTCTTTTGATGAAAAAAACGGCATCCCGAAAGAACAGTGGAAAGGCTCCCGACTAGTATGGTGGAGAGAGATTGAGCAGCTGGATGGAACGCTGGTTCGGTTAATGACAGAGTGTTGGAAAGCCTGGTAATCCGCTAGCTTTGGAGCCTAGAGATCGTCGGTTCGAATCCGACCACTCTGACCAATAAAGTAAATTCAAGTTCCTGGAGGGGGACCCCGATTGAGGAAAAGTATTGATTACAGTGAGTCTCAGTCTAACTAACTGAATAGCTTTCTTTGATTTTACGCCAGACCAAGCGATAGTCTGGCAGGAACTTGAATTATCAAGATCGAAAAGATAGTCACTTAGTAGATCTTGATTCTAGAGGTATGGTATAATGGTATCACAACGGTCTCCAAAACCGCAAATCCGGGTTCGATTCCTGGTACCTCTGCTTATAAATGCGCTGATGGACAAACTGGCAAAGTCGTCCGCGATGATTGCGGAAGTATCTTGTAGTTAAATTCAACGGTTTATGCAACAGCAACTTTGGTTTTCCATGTTCCTGAAGAAGACTTCAAAGTATGAAAATTGGACTCAAAGAACAAAGGAAAACGAGTGAAAGATTTCATTCGAGAAGCACGGCCAGCATTAGAAGCTGATTTTGGACAGCTTGAATCAATTGATTCCGTTCACAAAGAAGAAATCAAAGCTCCACAATTTGCAATCCGGAAGAACTGATTTAAGATTTGGAGATATAGCTCAACTGGAAGAGCATTCGATTGTCGATCGAAAGGTTGCGGGTTCAAATCCCGTTATCTCCGCCAATATTTTTATTGATACTCATCCTAAATCTTTATATAATGAATAGGGATTTAATTAACTTGAAAGGATGAAAGTAGAATAAAAAGATATCATATATGATAGGTTTGGTTGCACTAATGTTATGTGCTGGAACGACTATGTCGATAGCAGATGACAATATTGGTAATATTAACGAACTTAGATCATGGGCTCGTGGAACTATTCCAGGTGCAGAAAGTGAATTACTGTACAAGCGAGATAATGTTTATTCAAACCAAACAATTGAAGTCGCTAATAATGGTGCAATGAAAATTCGTTTCTCCGATGAAACAGAATTATTTTTAGATGGTGGAACCCAGCTAATTTTAGATGATTTTGTTTACACTACGACGGACAACAGCATGGTATTAACTTTTGTCAGTGGCGGATTTAGATTTATTAGTGGACGCATAGCCAAAGAAAAGGTTTCAATTAATACCACCGTAGCCACGCTAGGAATTCGTGGGACAGACTTTGAAGTGCAGATTGATAATACAGATACAATTGTGGTCAAGGTTTTTAGTGGTCGAGTCATTATTGATTCTTTTGGACAGCCAATTTATATCAGTAACGGTTGTGAAACGATTCGAGTATCTATTGATGAGGAACATCAAATTACTGGATGCAGTGCACCAAGTAGAGCATTGTCTAATTTTGGATTTTCACGTAGTGCTGATTTAACAGGCGGCTCGAATGGAAATGACGGCAATGATAAAGGCGATCGCGAAGGCGGTGGCGCCGATACCGCATCAAGTGATGATTCAGGAAGTGACGAATCTGGAAGTGACGATTCAGGAAGTGACGATTCAGGAAGTGATCTCTAATACAAGATTAGAAAGTTTTTAATAGAAGATGACTAAGAAATGTCTTCTATTAATACCCCCTTGGTGGTCAAATTGGAATTGACGTTGATTTTAGGAATCAAAGATGCGAGTTCGAGTCTCGCCCGACGCACCAAAATGGAGAAGATGATGAAACCGATTTATTACGAAGGTGTTTTCAAAGGCGAAGAGATTGAAGCTGTTTGGGAAGCGATGCCTTGGATAAGGGTTGCACCAAGAGATGAATGTTGGATGAACAGTCTCGGCGCGGATTACACTTATGGATCAGGAAGAGGGATTAGAACTTATTCGCCTCTTCCTTTCAATGAAATAGTAAGCAAGATAATCAAAGAAGTCAATGTTCTTCTTGACACTGATTTGGACGTCTGTTTTACGAACGGGTATAGAGATAATAGAGACCAGCTAGGCTGACACAGTAACGATAGCCCCGAAGTTTCAGATAATCATCCAATTGTTTCAGTTAGCTTTGGCGCTGAACGAGAAATATGGTGGAGAGCAAACGGTGAATCCGGTGTTGTTCCATCAGAGAACAAGAAATTGTTAGGACATGGCTCAGTGTTTGTGATGCCAGCTGGTTTTCAGTTGTCAATGCAGCATAGAATCCCTAAGCATAGCGCTCCTTGTGGTAAACGAGTGAACATGACGCTAAGAAAGTTCAAATAATCAAACAGGGTGTAGCTCAGTTTAGGAGAGTGCTTCCCTCGGAAGGAAGAGGCCGTTGGTGCAAGTCCAACCATCCTGACCAAAAACGAATGCTGGTCCTTGCATGACCGTCCCAATGATAAGAGCAAAGGTCTTAAAAATTGGCGCCAGCAAAATTATTCCAGCAACTGAAATCAGTTGCAAAATATGGTGACTAAGGTGTAACAGGAAGCATACCGCACTGTGAATGCGAAGGAGCACGGTTCAAACCCGGCTAGTCACCCAAAATATTTTACTTTAGGCCCGTAGCTGAGGAGATTAGCATCTGTTTTACATACAGAAGACGGCGGTGCGATTCCGTCCGGGCTTACCAAATACTTTGTACCTGTAGCTCAGATGGTAGAGCGTCTGATTGAAGATCAGAGCGTCGGGGGTTCGAATCCCTCTGGGTACACCAATGTCATCGTAGCTTAATATGATTAGAGCACCCCACGCGTAGGAGATACTGGTTCCAATCCAGTCATGACAGCCAAAATTAGGTTCCGTAGCTCAACTGGATAGAGCACTCGCCTACGAAGCGAAAGGTTGGAGGTTCGACTCCTCTCGGGACCACCATTTGAAGGTTAGTTTGGCAGACTTTAAAATAGTCTGCAAGCTGATACGGGCCCGTAGCTCATTACCGGAAGGTTACAGGTTCAAGTCCTGTATCCCCTACCAACTATCTGTTACGGAGTGGTTTAGACTTCAAACACATAAATACTTATATGAATAAATGTAAACATTGTGAAATAGAAACTAATAACCCAAAGTTCTGTAGCAGAAGTTGTGCTGCAAAACACAATAATAAAGGCGTAAGACGACACGGTGCCGCGCCTATAGAGTGTAGTGTATGCGGTATGCTTACAAGAAATAAGAAGTATTGCAGCAACACTTGTTCTAGTAGTGTTAGAAAAAAAGATGCTGCTATGGTCGCAGCATCTAACGCAGCGAGACAAGCTCGATACAGAGCAAAGCACGGATACAATAGAGCGTATGCAATAGATGCTAACAAAGAAATAATAAAAAAGATATATGAAAACTGTCCAGTAGGTTATGAAGTAGATCATATTATGCCTTTATCAAAGGGCGGCCTACACCACGAAAGCAATTTACAATATCTAACAATAAAAGAAAACAGATCCAAAGGTAATCAAGTCCCTAAGGGCCTACCATTGTTGCTTTTAAAATAATACGCGGGTATAGCTCAGAGGCAGAGCAGGTGGTTTCCAACCATCAGGTCGAGATTTCGAAATTCTCTATCCGCTCCAAAATAATGCTGTTATAGCTCAGTTGGTAGAGCAGTCTCTTCATACGGGAAAGGTTGCAGGTTCGAGTCCTGCCGGGCCCACTATTAATGGGATTGTCACAGCAAATGCCTTCCACTTCGTTTCATCTTTGGAAAGTGAAAAACAATCCCGATTATGTCGTCGTAGCTTATACAGTAAAGCGCCGCTCGTTTTAAGCGGATAAGTCGATGCAAGCGCGCACCGGCGACACAGAATATTTTTAGGATCCTAACAGCAACATCGCATAGAACCAGTAGGTCGTGGGTTCGAGTCCCACCCTTCCTACATCTAAGGGAAGGTAGCTCAGATGGTAGAGCAACAGGAAGCAAAATGGATCCTGTTTATGGCGGTATAGCTCAGTTGGTAGAGCAGTCTCTTCATACGGGAAAGGTCGCAGGTTCAATTCCTGCTATCGCTACTATGAAATTATTGATCCTTTTGGATGAATAATGTAACATAAAGAATAAGATCCTGCTTATGGAATATCTTATAAATACTTTTGCCGTTGTAGCTGAGGCAGTTTAGCACGGACCTTGTAAGTCTGAGACGCGGGTGCAAATCCTGTCAACGGCACCAAAAAGAAGAATTATGGAAAAAGATTACGGTTACATTGACGGAAATCCTGGTTTTTAAGAAACTAGGTTAGAATGCCTCAGTGGCGGAATTGGCAGACGCACTGGTTTTAGGTACCAGCGGAGAAATCCGTGGGGGTTCAAGTCCCTCCTGGGGCACGAAATGAAAGAAGAGAGAGAAGCCCGGATACGCCGGGAACAGGAGTTCTACGCTACGTGCAGTGAACTCCTTCAAATAGAACATGATTACAAAGTTCCATTCCGAAAGAAGACTAGATGGAATAATCGTGTTTTAGGCAATGGAAGATTTCCTGGATTCGGTACGATACAATATTTCGGATCATTTATTCGAGTGATGTGTCACAAAGGAACATTCCAATTTAACAAATTCGAAGAAGTTTACGATTTCCTTCGAAGCAATATGGGGGCCCTGGTGAAACTGGGATCACGGTAGCTTTGCAAGCTTCAATTGGGGATTCGAGTTCCCCGGGCTCCACCAAAATTTGCGGATGTAGTGTTAGTGGTAGCACGCTAGCTTGCCAAGCTAGAAGGGTGGGTTCGAACCCCATCCTCCGCTCTAATATGTCAAAGAAGCCAATATAGTGCGGCCGTCACCCGATAAGTGATGTGATTAGTACGTGCAAGTCGTACCTTTGACACCGATGGTCCTTTAGCTCAGGCTGGTAGAGCAATTGGTTTT